CATGGGTTCCCGGTGGAGCACTTCACCCGCAGGTAACGAGCCCACCCGCGCAGCGTCGTGACGACGCGAACCGGCCGCCCTCTGGCAAGGGCGGCCGGGACAAACACTGAGCAGACTTGCCGTGTCGGCGCCGATCGTACCGCGGGGCTACGACCGTGAGCCTCGCCTACACCCGCGCCGTATGGGCCGCCGAGGTGCCCGGCACGGCGCTGCCCGACGGCCGCCGGCTCGGTCCGCAGCACCTGCTGGTCCTCCTGTACCTCGCCGACTGTGTGAACCGGCGCTCGCTGACCGGCGAGTGCTGGCCCTCGGCGCGGACCATCGCGGCCGCCACCGGTCACACCGTCAAGCGCGGCCGCGACCCCGGCCGGGTCCGCTACCTCCTGGCCGACCTCGAGGCCGCCGAGCTGATCGAACGCGAGGCCCGACCCGGCAAGAAATCTGTCATCCGACTCCTGGTTGATCCCGCCACCGCGGCCATGGACCCCGCGCGCGAGCGCGCGGGGACCCCGCGCGCGGACGAGGGGGGTACAGACGTTCACCCCGCGCGCGAGCGCGCGGCACCCCGCGCGCTGACGCGCGGGGACCCCGCGCGCGGACGCGCGGACATAACCGATAAAGGAACCGGAGAAAGAACCCCTGCCGCGATGCGCGCTGAGGAGGCAGCCGCGGCCAACGGATCCGGACCCGGCGAACCCCTGAAGCTGTGGCACGGCGACGAACACCTCCCCGAGGCAGTCGCCGGGATCGCTGCCTGTCGTCAGGCCCGCAGCCATCCGGTGATCGTCGTCAACGGCTTCGCCGACATAGACCCCGACGAGGACTGGTGAGCGCGCCCGGCTATGGCCCGCGGTCACACCGGTGGCAGCGGCCCGACGGCGCGCAGCCGCACCTGTACGGCGAGGACCGCGAGGCGTCCGAGGCGCTGCGCGCCGCGCTCGAGGCCGGCACCTACCGCACCTCCGGTCTGGCGCCGGTGCAGCTAACCCGCGACGAGGCCGAGCTCGCCCTGCGGGCGCTGTGGCGCGCCGGGTGGCGACTGGTCCCACGCCAATGATCGATCCGAGCTGGCGGCGCATCGCACCGGGCGCCTACGACGACGGCGCCGGCGGGCTGCATCTGGACCTGGCCGAGATGCTCGAGGCCAACGGCTACCCCGACACCCCCGAACATCGGCGGCTGCTCGAGGCCGCCGCCGCTGATCTCGCCGCGAGCCTCGGCATCGATCTGGACACCGAGTCATGAGGCCCAGCCACGAACCAATGGCGAGTGTTCGATGGGGGGTGCGCCATGGGCGTTGACGCCGAGATGGTCGTCGTGGCCCCGGCCATGCTCACGCAGAAAGACATCACCCGGCTGTCCTACGAGACGGGGAGCGCCTTCGGCCCACCTGAATCCCGAGACCAAAGAACAGATGATCGAGCGGCTGTCCGAGGACCGAATCCTCAACGGAACGGTCGTCTCGTGACGGCGTTCATCGCCAGCAGTCCCACGGATCGCGACGACACCGGCGAACGCGGCCGGTGATCGGTTCCCAGGTGTCGGCCCGGCTGCGGGAGCTGCTCGAGGACCGCGACGCCGAGGCCCTGGACGCGTTCACGGCGCGGTGTGTGTGGGCAGGGATCGACGCCGACGAGCTCGTGCTCGAGCTCCGCCATCTGCGCGCCGCGTTGCCGGCGGAGGTGCGCGCCTGGTGGGACGCGCCGTGTGATCGTCACTGATCCGGTCACACCTCGGCCGTACCCTGGGGTGCGTGCCGCGGTGGCCCGCTGACTATCCGATGCCCAGCCATGGGAGCCGGTCGCGCTACAACCACCGCGCCGCGCCGTGTCGCTGTGACGCGTGCCGGGAAGCCAACGCCCGCTACATCCGCGAGAAGCGAGCCGCCGTCGAACCGCCGGCGCCGGCCCGGCCAAGGTGGAGCGAGCCGCAGCTATGGCGCGACGCCGACAAACACTGAGCGCAACCGCCCGCGGCTATGGGGCCGCACACCGCCGTGCCCGCCTTGTCGTCCTCGAGCGCGACGGCCGGCGCTGCCACTGGTGTGGTGCGCCGGCGACCGAGGCCGACCACCTCGGTCCCAAGGTGGCCGACCCGGCCGGCATGGTCGCCGCCTGCAAACCGTGCAACGCCCGCCGCGGCGCCCGCCGCGGTTGGCTGCTGCGCCTCCTGGTGGAGCCGTCGCGGCGATGGTGACCGAGGCCGAGCTCGAGCGGGACCGGTTCACGTTGACCGAGCGGGAGAAGGCCGCCGGCCTTGCCGGTGTCGCCCAGGCCCGCCGGTCCCTGCGCGACGCCCGCCGTCCCGAGCCGCCGCCCGCCGACGAGGACGGCGAGCGGTGAAGCGGTCGCGTCTGGCCCGCGCCTACTGGCACGGCTACCGCGACGGCCTCGCCTACGCGCGCGCCGAGCGGGACGAGACGCGCGAGTTTTCGCGTGGGCGGCCGGCGCCGGGACTGCCAGTCCCGCCCCCCCCGACGCCGCCCGAACCGGCCGAGGCTGTCACCGAGGCGAGCGGGCGGTGATCGGCGATGCGCCAACGGCCCGACCAAGGGCAACTGTTCGAGCCTGATCCGCCGCTGGTCCGCCGGACCCGCCGAGGAACCGACCAGACGATCCGGGAACTGCGCCGCCTCGGCCGGGTCGAACCGGTGGAGCTCGGCCTCGTCGCCATGCTCCGCACCCTGGCCGACCTGATCGACGCCGAGCTGGGCATGGCCGAGCCGAACAAGTGGACCGTGGCCCGCCTCGCCTCGGAGTGGCGGCAGGTCCACGCCGAGCTCCGCGGCCGCCAACGCGAGGACAGCTGGGACGAGCAGTTGGCCGCGTTCTTCCAGGACGATGATCCCCCCGCGGTTCTCGACACCCCGCCGCCCTGACCGTCCGACCACCGGCACGCGGGTGGCGGCCGCCGCCCGCGCCCTGGGCCGGCCGCTGCTGCCCCATCAGCGCCTCATCGTGGACGTCGCCGGCGAGTACGACCCGGTCACCGGCGCGCCCGCCTATGGCGAGGTGGTGATCGTGCTGCCCCGCCGGGGCGGCAAGACGACCACCACCCTGGCGGTGTTCCTCGAGCGGCTGCGCCGGCGCCCGGACGTGCGCGGCTTCTACACCGCCCAAGGCGCCGAGGACGCGACCAAAGTGCTGCGCGACGAATGGGCGCCGACCATCCAGGCGTCACCGCTGCGCCAGGTGATCGGGTTCCGCTATGCCCGCGGTGACGCCGGGTTCTATGTGCGCCTCGGCCGGCGCCGGCTGTCGCGGGTGGAGATCTTCACCCCGAACGCCAACGCCCTGCATGGCCGCGACGCCGACATCGTCGTGATGGACGAGCTGTGGGCCTTCGACGCCGACCGGGGCGCCGAGATCGACGCCGGCATACGCCCGGCCCGCTGGGCGCGCCCCGGCGCGCAGCTGTGGTACGTGTCCGCCGGCGGCACCGAGGACAGCGGCTGGCTGCACGCCAAGATGGACCAGGGCCGCGCCGCCACCCCCGGGGTCGCCTACTTCGAATGGTCCGCCGACGCCGAGGCGCCCGGCTATGACCCCTACGACGAGGCGCTGTGGGCGCGCACGCATCCCGGCCTCGGCACGCTCGTCACGCTCGACCAGCTGCGCCTGGATGCCGCCACCATGCTGCGCCGCGATTTCGAGCGGTCCCTGCTGTGCGTGTGGGACCGCACCGCCGGCACCACCCTGCTCGCCGGCTGGGAAGGCCTACTGTCCGAGCAGGCGGCGCCGACCGATCCGGTGGTCCTCGCCTTCGACGTCCATCCCCAGCGGACGAGCGCGGCGATCGTGGCCGCCGGCGGCGGCGCCGCCGAGCTCGTCGCCCACGAGCCCGGCACCGCATGGCTGCCCGGCCGCCTCGCCGAGCTGTGCGCGCGCTGGTCGCCGGCGGCGGTGCTGCGCGACCCGGCCGGCCCCGCCGGCGCCACCCGCCTCGAGCTCGACGTGATCGACGCCACCGCCGAGCAGACCGCCGAGGCGTGCGCCGACCTGATCGACGCGATCGCCAACCGGCGCGGGCTGCGCGTGCGTCCGCATCCGGCCTTCGCCGAGGCCTTCGCCGGCGCCCGCACCTACAACCGCGGCGACGGCCGCACCGTGTGGGCGCGCCGCACCTCGAGCGTCGACCTGACGCCCCTGTACGCCCTCACGCTGGCCGCGTGGGGCGCGGCGACCGTCCCCATCGGCGCCATCTACTAGCCGACAATTTCGTCACCGACGGAAATCGGGCCGGATCTGACAGCATCGGGCCGGTTCGGGCGGCATCGGGGGGGGCGGGACTGGCAGTCCCGACGCCGGCGGCCGACGCGAAAAACGTGCGAGGTTGTCAGCGACGGCGCTGTCAGTTCGGCGCGATGACCGTCGGCGATGGCGGGACTGTTCGGCCGGCGCACACATCAGCGGGCCCGGGTCACCGATCTCGCCGCCCGCCTCGAGCAGCGCCTGGCCGAGCTCGACGCCGGCAACCTGTACAGCGTCACCACCGTGCGGTCCCTGCCGGCGGTCGTGGCCGCCCGGGCGCTGATCGCCGACGTCGCCGCCGCCATGCCCGTGGTCGGTGTGCGCGACGGCCGGGTGATCACCCCGACGCCGTCGATCCTGCTGCGCCCCGACGTGTCCGATCCGGCCATGACCCGCCGTCGCTGGGTCCACCGGTCCGCCATGTCCCTGACCGGGTGGGGGCAGCTGTACCTGGGCGTCACCCAGGTGGCGGCGAATGACTGGCCGCTGTCGGCGACGGTGCTGCACCCCGACTACCTGTCCCCCGAGTACGCCGAGGACGGCCGCACGATCATCGGCTGGCGCTACAACGGATCCACCGTCCTGCAGTGGGTCGTGTACGTGCCGCTGTGGGAGCTGGACCTCGTCAGTTCCCCGTCACCGCTGGCCGCCTGCCAGCAGGCCTTCGATGACCTCGCGCTGCTGTGGGGGTTCGCCACCGCCTACTGGCGCGAGGGAGGCCTGCCGCCCTACGTGCTCAAGAACGGAGGCCGCCTCAACGCCACCCAGGCCGCCGACGCGCTCGAGCAGTGGGTGACCGCCCGCCGGCAACGCCGCCCCGGTGTGCTCACCGGCACCTGGGAACTGTCCAACCTCGGCATGCCCTCGGCCTCCGATGCGCTGCTGCTGGACGGCCTCGCCTACATCGACGCCAACGTGGCCCGCATCTACGGCATCCCGCCGACGCTGCTGAACACGAAGGTGGAAACCGGGTCCCTCACCTACAGCAACAGCCAAGAGGAACTGCGCCGCTGGTTGAACCTGTCGCTCTACCCGACGTGGCTGGCCCGCATCGAGGACGCCATGACGGCGATGTTGCCCCGCGGTCAACAGGCCATGTTCGACACCACCTACCTGGGCGGCCTCGGCATGTCCCGCCCCGGCGCCGACGAAGGCCGCGCCACCGCCAACCCGGTGCCGCCGACGCCGGCCGCCCTGACCAACGGGAATACACCATGAGCGAACGCATGCGGCGCGAGGCGACGATCACCGGCGCCGACGTCGCCGCCCGCACGATCACCGTGCAGCTGTGCGCCTGGGACGAGGCCCGCACCGTCACCGACCCGTGGCGGCCGCCGTACCGCGAGACCCACGCCCGCGGGTCCCTCGTGCCCGACGAACCGATGCTCGTCTATGA